ATCCGGGATAGTAAATCCGATACCCGTTACGCACCGTGCTGCCGACAATCCCATGCGCGGTGGCCGTGACCGTGACTAGCGTTCCGCTCTGCGCCGCCGTGGTGCCGGCGACAAAGCTGGCGACGATCGACGGTGCGAAGTCGGGGAATGGCAAAATCACCGGTACGAACTGTTCGACCCCGTTGAGGTCGAGCACGCCCACATACGCGCCGCTGGCCGGGTGATGCAAGCGCCCGCCGGGGCCGATCTTGAACTGGCTCATGGGATGTCCTCTCAGTAAAACGCCGCGATGTTGGTCGCGGTGGTGCCGGTGGCCTTGATGCGCGTGACGGCGAGATAAATCAGCACGCCGCAGGCGGTGGCCGGGAGCGTCAGCGTCACGGCGCTGCCGTCGGCCATGGTCAGCGCCAGCGTGCCGGCGCCGCCGATCAGCACGGCGCGGGTCGGGCGGGCGGGGCCGGAGGGCGGCACCAGATCGGCGCCGTCGGCAGGGGTGACGGCCAGCGCCGAGATCATCGGCGTGAAGTCGGAGGAGGTCGTGTAGTACGGGTTCATGGGGTCCTTTCGGGTCAGGCGTAGCCGCTGAAGGCGCGAGTGATGTCGGTCAGCGCGTTGGGCTCGCTGGTCTTGGCCGCGGCGAGCTTCTGCGCGGTAGCGGCCTGCTGCTCGGCCAGTGCCGATTGCTGCGCCTGCTGCTGCGCCTGGGCGCGCTGCTGGCGCAGGGCCCGCACGCGGTCGGCCGGCACGATGATCTGCGGCGGCAGGCCGAGCGAGTCGGCATACACGTCGGTCCATTCGTCGGCGTCGAACTTGTCGAGCACCTCGGGCTTGAACTGCGCCACCGCGCCGAGGTTGCCGACGAAGCGGTCGATGCTGTTGGTGCCGATGGCGCGCTGCGCCTGCGCCAGCATGCTGACCAGTTCGACGTTGAGGTCGTGGCCCTGCAGTTCGTCGGGCGGCGGCGGCACGATGCCGGCCTGCATGATCTGCTCGAAGGTCATTTCGATGAGCGGATCGAGCAGTTCATTTTGCAGGCGCTCGAGCACCGGGCCGAGCATCAGCAGCTTCTCTTCGTGGCGCTCGGCCACTTCGGTCGCGGTCATCCGCGTGTCGGTCTGGTTGGCCAGCATCAGGAACAAATCGGCGTAGAAGGCGCCGCGCACCCGTTCGCGTACGTCCTGGATGTCGGCGAGCAGGTGCGAGAGGTCCAGATTGACCTCGAAGGCGGTTTTGATGCCGCCGTTCGGGGTGGCCGCATCGACGTAGGACACCCCGCCGGGCAGCGCCTCGACGTCGCGGTTCTTCATGCTGGTGGGCACCTGCAACGGCGGTTTAGTCTTGTAGTCGATCACCTGCGCCTTGCGCAGCTGTTCGTGCTGCAACTGCTTGATGTCGCCGAGCGCCTCCATGCCGGGGCTGTTGCCGTAGATGTCGCCGCCGGCCGTGGCCCAGCGCGGGCACAGCGCCGGGAAGCGCGCAAAGCCGGATTCGCGCAGCGGCTTGCCCGGATCGCCGCCGAGCTCGAAATAGACCGACTTCCAGGCCATGTTGGCCGCATCCCTGCGGGACGGGTCGCGATCGCTGCGCGGCTCGATGCAGTGGATCACCGTCACCCAGGCGTCGAGGCTGCCGCGTTCGTAGAGCCCGCGCACGGTCTTGCTGACCCGCTCCAGTCCAAACTCGGCAACCAGCTCATGCACCGTTTTCTGAAACTCGCGGTACAGCGTGGTGACTTCGCCCTGCCAATTGGTGGCGAGGCAGTATTCCCCGGTCGTCAGCGGGTAGTGGTGGATGACGTTGCGGTAGTCGGGCATCAGCACCGTGGCCGCCGTGCCGAAGGCGCCGAGCTCCTCGTACATCGAGTGCAGCGCCCGGTAGGTGTTGGAGCGCTGGAAGATCGCGTGCATCAGCGTGGTCACGTCGGCGAGCCACAGCTTGACCGGGGCGTATTTCATCAGCTCGGCGTCGGCGGTAGCGAGCCGGAACCACGGCCGCGCCGGGCTGGTCAGCCCCGACATCATGCCGGCCGCGAGCACCCGCAGCGCCCGCGTCCCGGTGTTGTCGTAAATGGTGTTGTGGCGCCGGTTGCCGCGGTTGCGGTCCTGCACGAAGAAGCGCCCGCTGCGCGGCAGCAGGTGATCACTGATCTCCTTCCAGTGCGCCCACCAGGTGGCCCGCTCGGTCTTGAGCTGGCTCCAGCGGGTCAGCAGCCGGTCGCGCGGGATCTGCATGTCGGTCACGGCTTACGACCCCAGCAGCGTGTTCTTGCCGAGGCTCAGCGCGTTCGGATCGACCCCCTGCGGCCCGGTCAGCATGGTGCCGGAGGCGCCCGCCTTGCCGGCTTGCATCGCTGCCGACAGCGCACCGGCGACATCGGTGCGCTTCTGGGTGGCCTTGTTCTGCGCCTCGTCGGCGGTTTTGGCGGTGGCTTCGGCGGTGGCCTGCGCCTGCCGCTGCGCGCTGCGCTGGTCCTGATTGGCCTTGTTGCCCTCATAGGCCTGATAGGCGGTGCTGGCGAGCATGGCGCCGCCGATGACATAGGCGGCGGTGGTGGCTCCGGACATGGTTAGTCTCCCGTGATGGTCACGACGTTGCGCGCGCCGGGCTGACGGGACATCAGCAGGTCGGGCTCGTCGGTGAATTGGGTTTCGGCGGCCTCGACGCTGCGCGCGTCGCTGGCAAACAGCATCGTCAGATGGCAGTCGGCCAGGGCCAGGAAGGCGGTCTTGCGCTGGGCCGCGGCCGGCAGCACGTGAAAGCCGGCCAGCTCGGCGGTGTCGTCGCCGATCGTCACCGCAGCGTGGCCGTGGAACACCAGCACCGTGGCGCGGGTGATCTCGGCGCCGGTGAGGATCACGCCGGCCGGAATGCGGATCGTCCGCGCGTAGAGCCCGGCATGGAGCAGATGCGCGGTGTCGATGGCCGCCTGCGGCAGGGCGCGCAGCGCCGTTTCGAGGCGCCGCACCGCTGCCACCTGGGCCGGCGTGGCGGTGATCGCTACCGGCAGCATCAGCGCAGCCCCCGCACGAAGGCCACGTTGCTGTGGCGCCATTCGCGATGCGCCGACAGCACCCGCTGCAGCGCCCCGCCCGCCGGCGCACTGACGAACAGAGCCAGCGCCCCGGCCTCGCGGGCCAGCCGTTCGGCCTCGCGCAGCAGCGCCAGCCCGGCCCCGGTGTTGCGATAGGGCGCCGCCACGAACAGCGACTCGGTGACCGCCAGTTGCTGGCTGTAGTGCGGATTGCGGTAGGCCAGCAGGCAGCAGAAGCCGATCAGCGCGCCAGCGTAGCGCGCCCCGATCAGGCGCAGCGCGCCGGACTGTTCCATCACCGCATAGGTGTCGTAATCCGGGCACGGCGCCGGCAGCCCGGCCAGTGCGCATTCCTCGCCGTACAGGCGCAGCAGCTCGCCCGATGCCGGATCGGCCCGGAACGCAGCGACGCAGAGAGGTTCGACAGACAAGCCTTCCATGCCCGCATGGTGGCGCGCGGGCGGCAAGGCACGCGCACCCGTCAGGCGTAGGGGTCGTAGTCGCCGCGCGGCCGGCTCTGGCGCCCCAGCGTGCGCAGGATCGAGCGCTTGGGTGTATCGAGCAGCGCGAGCAGGTAGGCGCTGCCGTAGTCCGGCGAGCGGCCGATGCGCTTGATGATGTCCTCGCGGCTGGCCACCTGCACCGTCGAGCCGACGAGCTCCCACGTGTAGGCGGTCAGATCGGCGAGCAGGCGCGGATCGGGCGGCAGCGCGACGCCGGTATTGTTGGCCGGGTCCAGCGCCTCGCGCATCTTCCACGCCAGCTCGCTGCGCTGGTTCCGGAAGCGCAGCCGGCCGGACTTATCGAGCCCCGCCGCGGCCTCCGCCACATTCACGCCGACCACCTGCTGGCCGGCGTCGTTCAGGAAGTCGTAAGGGCTCGAGCCGACGCCGATCACATCGACGTGCATCACCGCCTGATCGCGCATCGCCGCCATCGCCAGCCCCGCCACCTTCGGCCCGTCCGGCGTCGCCTCGCCCGGATAGGCCAGCGGCACATCGAACCACATGCCATGGCGGCGCGCGATGATCGTGCTGTCGCGCCCGCCGCGGGCCACGTCGACCCCCATCGAGTCCATCGGCGCCAGCTTGTCGGGGCGCTTCCAGCGCGCCTGGGCCGCCTCCACCCAGGCCGTGGGGATCACCTGCCAGGGGTCGTCCTCGATGCCCGCGGTAAAGTCGCCGTACAGCATCTGCGAGCGCAGCGGCTCGGGCAGCGATTGCAAGGTGGCCATGTAGCCGGTTCCCATCAGGTAAGGGTTATCGGAAACGCGCGACGGCACGAAGGTGCGGCTCATCGGCTTGATCAGGTCTGCCCCGCGCTGGAAGGGTGCGCCGTCGGCGGTCTCGACCTCCTTGCCATCGACCATCGCGAACCAGCGCAGCTCACCGGGCTGCGCCGGCCGGGGGTGCTTCTTGTCCAGCCACGGCGCGAAGAACGCGGTAATCCACCGGCCCTCGGCCGTCGTCGGCGGGTTGAAGGTCATCAGCGCCTGGCAGCGCTGCCGCGGGTCGACCGAGCGCAGCCAGCCCAGCAGCGCCCGCACTTGCGATTCCAGGAAGTTGGCCGCCTCGTCGAACACCAGCAGATCGTGCGGGCGCCCCTGGTACTTGCTCCAGTCATCCAGGTTCGGCGTCGAACCAAACTCGATCTGCTTGCCCGGCAGGCGCCAGATCCGCTCGGCGCCGTTGTAGCCGTCGCGCCCGCCGAGCAGCTCCGTGAAGCGGTCGATGATGCCGGTCAGCTGGGTGGCCTCGCGACGCAGCACCAGCACCTTCTGATGGCGCGTGAGGGCCTTGCCGCAGGCCAGATCCGTCTTTCCCCCGCCGGCCGCCCCGCCGTAGCCGATGATGTCGGCCTCGCTCTCGTAGGCCATGCGCTGCGGGCCGTCGAGCGGGCGCCACGGATGACGCCGCTTCAGCTCATGCGCCAGACCGAGGGCACGGCGGGCATGCGCGCTTTCACGACGCATCGCCACCCGGAGCAAGCACCCCCCCCGCCAACAGCGCGGCCAGCTCCGCGCGGATGTCCTCGTCCGACATCGACTCGTAAGCGTGTGAAACGGATTGGTCCGTCCGGTCGCGCCACTTCTCGCGCTGCCGGTTCTTCAGCCAGAAGATACACGCCGTCGTGTCCGGCGGGTAATGCTCGGTATAGGGCACCTTGAGCGGCGCCCCATCGCAATTGAAAATCTTCACCGCCTCATGCGAATAGCCCATCGCACGCCGATAGAGCCGATCCGCGACATTTGCATCCGCCACGGCTTTGCCCGCTTTTAGGGCTTCCATAAATTCGGGGTGGTTAACCTTCCAATTCGAAAACGTGGATAAGGCCACCCCAAAAAACCCGGCCATTTCTTCGTCCGTCGCTCCGAGCAGACAGTATTTGCGCGCCTGCTCGACAAACTCGGCGCGATACAGGGACGGCCTCCCTCTATTGATTTTAGGCTTGCTCATACCCCTCCAATTGCCACACTGCACACTGCGCACCCTGGGAACACATCCCTCGAATCCCGCTTATTCCGCGTCCTCTGCGGTGCGCGTGGCGTAATGCTCAATCGCCCGGATCAACCACGCCGAGCCCCCTTTTCGACGCACGATAGCCCGGTACTTCAGGGGTACGCGCACCCTCAGTTCGACCCGGTCGGCCTTCGCCGCCTTTGACACGGGCCTTTCGACCTCTACCCCGCGCTGCCCTCGACGGCGGCCGATAATGAGGTCTCGCACGCTGGACTTGCTGATGCGGTACTTGCGGGCCAGCTGCGAGTAGGAGCGCAGCGGTGCATCCTCGGGGCCGCGGTCTGCCAGCAGCTGCTCCACCTCGGCATCCGTCAACACGGCGCGGCGGTGCCCTTCCCCGATGCGCTGACCCTGCTCATTCACCTGCACTTTCATCGCACCTCCTTCACTTCGATTCCGTGCACCGAGAGCATCAGATGGCGCTTGATCCGGTACGCCGCCGCCTTCGCGGTGGCCGCGCTTTTCACGTCCTCGACGACCAGGCGGCCGTCCATCCGGTAAGCAAAGTCGGCCACGTAGCGCAGGGCCGGCTTCTTGCGGGCCTCGCTCTCAAACTTCACGCCCGGGGCCAGTTCGAACGGGACTTGATGCCGCAGCCCGTCGATGACCCCCATCGTCTGCCACCCGCTCAGCACCTTGTAGCGCTGCGCCTCGCGCTTCGAGTCGAACGTGATGCCGTCGATGACTGTTTTCTCGTTCCTGTATTTCGGCCGTTTAAGCGATTTTTTAGCCCCTCCGCTACCCTCGCCTATCCGAACCTGTTTTAACGCAGCCAGCGCCCTATTTGATGCCTTTCCGTTGATTCTCACGCTCACACCTCACCCCGCTTTTTCATTTCCACGAATACCCTTCGCGCTTCGCCCAGCAAATCGGCGGTTTCCTTCTCGCCGCGAACCTTGTTGCTGGTCGCCACGAACTTTTCTCGCTCGGTTTGGCTGGCCCGGCAGATCCAGCGCAGCAGGCAGCGGCGCATGTGCTCCTCTGTCCATGTCGGGCCCCGCTCAGTCATCGAATGCCCGTCGCCTCGGGCTGCGTGCTTCGACCTCAACCCACGTTCCCGCGAACGCCTCAAACCGCACCTGCTCGCCGCGGTAGGTCAGCGGCACGAAGCCGCCCGCGCGGCCTTGCCGAACCTTCAGCATCCCGATTTCTGCGCAGCCGGCGTGCGGGCTGTCCGGGTTGTACATCTCGTCCCGATACACGCTCATCACCACGTCCGCATCCTGCTCGATGGCGCCGGAGTCGCGCAGGTCCGACAGCATCGGGCGCTTGTTCGGGCGCTGCTCGACAGCCCGATTCAACTGAGACAGCGCGATCACCGGCATGCGCATTTCCTTCGCCAACCTCTTCAGGCCGCGGCTGATTTCCTCAATTTCCGCGTTACGGTTGGCCCCGTCGCCGCTCATGAGCTGCAGGTAATCGACCACCACCAACCCCAACCCGCCGGCCTTGCGCTTGACCTGCCGCGCCTTGTTGCGCACATCCAGCAGCGTGAGCGCCGGCTGCTCGTCGAGGTACAGCGGCATCTGCTGCATCTCCCGCATCGCGTGGCCCACCCGGTCCCAGTCGTCGCCGTGGAGACTCCCGGAAATGATCCGCTCTACCGGCAAGCGCCCCTGCAGCGCCAGCAGCCGATCCGCCAGATCAGACTCCGACATCTCCTGCGAGCAGAACAACGTCGTCGTGCCGGCCGCTGCCGCATGTGCCGCGATCTGCAGCGCCAGGGCCGTCTTGCCCATCGCCGGCCGCGCCGCGATCAGGATTAGCTGGCCCTCGCGCAGCCCGCCGGACAGTCGCTTGTCGAGATACGGGAACCCCGTCGACAGCCCGCGATCCTGCCCCTCGCTGCGCCGTTCGAGCATCGCCAGGTGACGCGCGATCACCGCCTCCACGCTCGCCGGCTCCGGTTTGTCGGGCGCCACGTCCGACAGCGCCGCAAAGGCTGCCTGCGCAAAATCCAGCTTTTCCGGCGTGGTCCGGTCGGGCCGCTGCGCGACCTCATGCACCTCCGCCGCCGCTGCAGCAATGCGCCGCTGCAGGCTGCGGTCACGGATGATCGCCGCGTGATGCGTCACGGCCGCGGTCGAGGGGCACGCATTAGCCAGCTCCACCAGCGCCGCGAATCCGCCCACGCTGTCCGCATCGCCTCGGGCCTGCAGCGCCTCGCCCACCGTCACCACATCGACCGCGCTACCGCTGCTGGCAACCTGCCGGATCGCGCCGAAAATGCGCCGGCAGTCGTCCAGGTAAAACGCCGACTCCGGCAAATCGCCAATCCGGTCAATCGCGTCTCCGTCGATGAGCAGCGCGCCCACCAGCGTCTGCTCTGCATCCACAGAAAAAAGCCGCGTTTCGTTGCTCATGCTGCCCCCCTCAATGCGTTTTCGGCCTGCATGCCGGTCGTCGTCAGGCGGAAGGCCTGGTCGCGTTCCGACCAGCACCACAGCCCCAGCCAGTTGCCCTCAACGGCGTTCAGGAACACCCGCCGCCAGTCGGTGTAGCGCTTGCGCTTAGCCTTCTCGTCCCGCTCGTAGCGGTCCCGGAAGCGCAGCCATGCCAGTTCGATCCACTCGGCCGGAATGCCGGCCCGGCCGGCGTAGTCCCATACGGGTCCGTAGCCCGACACCGGCTTCTGTTCGGATTCCCGGACGGTCTTCAGCCAGGCCGAGAAGGTCGAGGTTTTCGGTTTTGCAGACCCAGGGGGGGGCTCTTCTTCGGAGCGAAGCGAAGAAGAAGAGAGGGGGTTAACTGAAGAAGAAGAAGAAGGGGGGGGTTTCTTGGGGGGATTAATAACCCCCCTTGTGTCATCGTAAAGGGGGGTTTCTTGGGGGGTTTTTTCTTTCTTCGGTCGCCCCCCTTTTGCTCCGTGAGAAGCCCCCTTGCTCCCATGATCAGAACCCGCCTTTCCACCCGATGCGCGACGCTCGCGGAGGTCTTCGTCACGCACCATGCGGCGTGAAAATATCGCCCCTTGCTCATCCCTTGCGCACACCCCGGCATCCAGCAATTCGACGACCAGCTTCTTAGCCTCCTTCTCGGATACCCCGACAAGCCGGCCGATCTGCGCGTCCGTCATTGGGCGCCCGTTTACCATCAGATGCCCGTATGGCTCACATTCATGGGCGATGCAGATCATCTCAATCCACATACCGCGCGCAGCGATGGAGCACGACTGCAGTGCAGCGTCCTTGCACCAGTCTGCCGGGTAAAATTGGAAAGCTGGCCGTTTCAATTAATCCCCCTATCCCGCTCCATCCGCGCCACCTGACCGCGGCTGCGCATCCGGTGAAGCTGATAGAACCGCTTGAGCTGCGCGTCACGCTGTTCGGCGTGCCAGACCATCAGGCGACGCGCCAGGCCGATACGGATCTCGAGAATGAAGTCACGCAGCATCACCGAACCCCCCACATCGCGAGCCACATCCGGATCGGCCACATCCACGCATTGAGCGTCACGGCGTACAGCCCAACGCGGGCCGGATGCGAGAGGCGCCAGGTCGCCAGGTCGATGATTTGCGCAGTCATGGCAGATTCTTGTAGCTGCGCCGGGCGCGCACGTCATTGACGGTGCTGCGCGACACCCCCAGCGCAACGGCCAGAGCGCGGGCGCTCTCCGCGTAGCGATCGCGCGCCTTGGCTTGAGCGCACGGATGCGCGCCACCTCGGCCGGCGTCAACCCGGCCCTGCCCGGCGCCGCCGGCTGCCGCGCCAGATCCTGGCGCAGATGCGCCAGCTGCTCGGGCAGCGTGCCGGCCAGGTTGTGATAAACGGTTGGGATCATTTCGGCCCCCGCATCGGCTGCTTGGCCGCAGCCAGCAAAAACTGATCCCTCGCCGCGCGCATCGCGACCTGCTCGGCGCTCTCTTTCCAGGCGCAGCCGCTGTGCATGGGTTTGGCCTTGCGGCAGCGGTCGTCCGGCTCGGTACGGCCGCCGAAGGTGACGACCCGCTCGTCGACGTGCGCGCAACGGATCGGCAGCAGGCAGCCCTCCGGCGCCCGGCTGCTCTGATAGCGGCTCATGACCACGCCCCCAACACAAAGCCCACCGCGCCGAGCACCGACAGCGCGCAAACGCCGAAAATCAGCCAGATCGCGATGAACTCCCACAGCGCGCACGGCTCCGGGTCGGCATGGGCACGGCGCGGGGCCGCGCGCAAGGGCTTCTCGTCCGGCACGATTTCCAGGTCCCGCCAGGAGATTCCGGCGCGCGGAATCTCCTGGCTGTCCATCGGCACCGTCATGGTCTTCACCTCCAGGTTTTTCACGTCGCACCCCGTCTCACTGGGAATCCGGCGTGGCAACGCCGAACATCGCATTCAAGGCCTGGCGCTTCAGCTCGAGCGCCGCCAGGTCCGCTTCGATCAAGCGGCGCACGTATTCGCAACGGTTCTCACCGTGGAAATCCGCCGCCATGTTCACGCGCACCAGCAGCTCCGGCGGCATCTTCACAGTCAGGGTATCGGTCATCTTGTCCATGATGGTCAGGTCAAAAAAACCCACCGGCACCGGGCCGGCGGGAAAGTCGGAAAGGAGACAACAAGCGCCCGATTACTGGCCATCGGGCGGGGCGCAACACGCGGGCTATACCGACTCGCGAGCGGAGATGACAGCGTCACCATGGAAAAAGGCGGCCGTTCCAATGCCGATAGAATGGGACTCACACAACCACCATCAACAAAGGAACGACCATGAAAGCGAATTGCCCGCATTGCGGATCACTCATCACCGGGTTGCGCCTGTCCGCAACCGTCGGCACAGCCGAGAACGGAACCACCTGGAACTGTCTCGTCTTCGCCTGCTCGACCTGCAACAAAGCCATTTCCGCCGACATCGACCTGACCGCCGTGCGCAACGACGTGATTGGAGAAATCCGGAAACACAGGTAAGCGATCGGCCGGCGCGGTGGCCGTCATCTGCGGGCGGCCATCGTCCGGCATCGGAACGAGGCACTCGGCGGGCGTCTGCATCGTCACGAAACGTCCGCACTTGCAGTACATCGAGAAGCTGCCGGCAAGGACGGCGGAGCGAGTGTGTTCAATCATG